TTTATTATTTTTTCTAATATCTACTATTATACTTATTATATTAATTAACCTTTCTTCATTATATATTTCTTGATCTGATAATCGTATGTGTATAACAGAATAGTTGTAGTCAGAAATATTAAGTGTATTCTTTATATTTAATATTTTTTTTTCAAAACCAACTTTAGGAGTTAGACATTTTTGAATAATAAATTTTCTACATTCATCATCTATTTCAGAACACTCCCAGTAATTACAAAATACAAATTTACAATTAACAATATCATGTAGTCTATTGTAATACTGCACTAGGAAATAATGCGTATCATTTTCACAATCATCAATACTAACTTGGGTGTCACAAACAAAAAAGTTACTTAAAGTATGATTTGAAAAATTTACTTTCAAAAATATATTTTTTTCTTTTAGTGCTTGGTATAAATAGGTTGTCCCTCTTATAAAGTCTCCAAAACCATGAAACTTGTATTTTTTGATCCTTTCTTCACTTGAATAATATACTTGATATATCTGTTGTTTCGCAGATAGTTCAATATTATTTTCTTTTACTTCATTCATTTTATTAAATAATTTTTTACCAACGATTCTTGATACTTCTTTATTATAATGTGGTAAGTCTTGTTCATTTACTGGTATACTAATACCGTGTTCTTCAAATATTTCACTTTGGTCCAAAAAAGGAATACTCATTTTTTCACATATTTTTTTTAATAGTTGATTTGATTCATTGCTTTTACCACATTCGTATGTTGGAAAATATGACAATACTATAAAAGGTTTTGGATACAATTCATTTTTAATCTCTATTATATCATCTTCAATTTCTTCATCTGTCATGTCCTTTCTAATAATATTGTTTCTAGAGTGAAAACCATATTGTTCATCTTCTGCAATATGATGCATATATAAATTATTCCATTCATATGATAACCTACTAGCAATTTCTATTAAAAAAAAAGTTGTTTTATCAAAATCTTCTTTTAAATTAACATATTCTATCTCCGTTATTTCTTTTTCACAGTTACTTTTCAGTCCGTTTCTAAAACAATATTTTGTCATTTCACTTGGTATATTTTTATATTTTAGATAACGAATTTCTTGTAAAATTTCTTTTGTATAATGCGGGTAATTCAAATTATCTTGAATACTTGATACACTAAAATATTCTTCTATAGATTGTTGTATACAACTTCCAAAAATTGTAATATAATCCATTAATTTTATATTATAATTTATTTTTATATTTATAACTAATATAACTTATTTTATTCTTTTCCACAAGACGAAAATATACTGGTCCATTTTTTGACTGTTGTTGTAGTTTTAACTACACTATTACGACTCTCCCACTCTTGTTTCATTGTTTCCTTGAATAAAATGAAATCCATATCTGAATCTGGTTCGTAGTTTTGTTTTTTACCTTTGTTATCAAGATAGTCAAAATAATCATAATGTATTGAATCGTCATTTTCATACATATAACATTGTATGGTAATACACGTATCTTTGTTAGAGTCTAAGTTATGTAATTGATGAATTTGATTTAATGTTGGACTAATCCACGTAACTTCGTCTTTTATTACTTGAACTTCTTTGAAAGGTTCCACACCATCTTTATCATCATAACACAAAAAAGGATATAACTTTACATTAATTTTTCCATTCAATACGCGAACTACCGCACTTGAACCTCCGTGATTATGTATTGGCGAATAATGACCAACTGGCCATATTTCCATTACATAAGGTATTCCGGGAGACTCGCCATTGTTTTCATTCAATGTGATTCGCAAATAAGTCTCCAAAATATTTGGGTCATCCTTATTAAATTCTGTGCTTTTTTCTTTTAGTTTCTCATAACACCATAATCCGGGAGTTGCAATACTATACTCAATTGCTTTTGAAAAATCTGGAAAGTCACTATCATTTAATACAAAACTTTTACCAGAAATACAATCAAATAGTTGTTGGGCAACTGGGGATAGGTGCGATTTTGGTAAATATGCATTATTTGCAATATCATTCATTGTTAATTCATCTGTACTTTTAACAAGTAAAGGAACAGTTCTTGTAATTGGGTCTTTTAAAAGTTTCATTGGTTTTATATTTTTATCACTTGCATTTACAGAAATCAAACTCTCTAAAAAAGTCTTATTTGTTTCCCACAGTGTTTTATCAGCATTTGAAAATTGATAAGTATATATCACGTTTTCTATACGAGGTTCCCCCACACCCGATTGTAGTTTTTGATTTTGAGAGTCAAGACTAAACCAATAATATGAACCCTTTTTATTTATTAAACCTTTATTATTTGCATCATCTACGAATGATTCGCTACTTGGTATTTTATTTACTTTTACAGAATGTGGATTAAATTCTACTTTCAACCCATTTTTACTGTCTTTGTTGTATAACTGAAAGCAAACGCTTTTGGTATTATCTTGGTTTTGAAAAATAAACACCCCTTGGCCGTGAACAATCAAATTTATACTGGTTTTCTTTTCATCTAACATAACTTGTTTAGGTTCTTTGTCGCTTACTTTTGTGTAAGTCATATTTTATACACTTAAATTTATTTAACAACACATTTTTAAGTGATTTTATTTATATATCAAGAATATATTGACCGCGAGGTCTTTTTACTATATAGTATTCAGTATCATCATATAAATAATAGTTTGGGTTGTAACCTCCATAGTAGTCTAAATACAATGGACTCACACCATAACTTGTAGATCCACCAACGTAACCTCCGTAGTAACCATATCCTCGTCCGTGTCCTCCATATCCTCCGTAACCTCCATGTCCTCCATATCCTCCGTAACCTCCGTGTCCGTGACCACCACCACCGCGACCTCCTCCACCACCACGACCGCCACCGCCTCCTCCACCGCCACGATAACCTTCTACACCTCTAAAGACAAAAAAACTAAAAACTGCAAATATTACAATTGAAAACAATAATACAAATTTAGTATTTTTCATAATTTATATAAGTTATGAAAAAAATTATTTTTTTACATTTTTTATAATACTTTATTTTTCTACAATGAAAGAATTTCTATTATTCACTCTTTTTTTTAGCAAACGGACCACTCACTAACTCACTTTGTCCATTGTCGGTTTTTCCAGTAATAATATTTTCACCTTCAAATAATTCTTTACGAATATCTGCAGACGAAATAACATCTTGTTCTTTCAAAAATGTTTCTTGGGTATTCATATTACTTACACCAATCAAATTACCTTCTTCATCTATGGTTTGTGTTAGAGATGCGCCAGTCGTTTCTGCTTTACGAATATTTTCTTCAATTGCTTTTTTCTTTGTCTCTTTCACACGTTGTTCAAATGCGGTTTTTGCAAAGTCCTCATTCTTGGTCTTCTCGTGCATCAACTGATTCAATTCCTCTTCCATATATTCAACACGTCCAGTTTTGTATGCCTCTGGATCCCAAGGCATCCATAAACCAACTGGTCCAACAAAGACATCGTGGTTTGGATCTAACTCACGCAACATCTTACAACGTAACTCTGCCTCTTCCATGGTTGGATATACACCTCTAATTTTTAACCCACGTGTGCAAGTTTGGAAATTATGTTTTACATTAAAAGCATTTTCAAGTTCTTCTTCATTTTGGTCTAAAAATGTTTTGAAGTCATCTTCCATACTGCTTTGTAGTAAATTGTCATATTCCTCTTTAATAAATTCTTGAAAATCTTTAGTAACATCATCAAAAACCAATTTATATTTATAAGATACGAAATTCAAAAATTGATGAAACTTTTCCATAGATTTAGAAAAATCCCACTTCTTTAGGAACTGTTCAAACAAAAATATTTCTTTTTGCTTTAGAATTTTGTCCGGAGAAACAAAAGATACACAAACAAATTTTTGTCCGGCGATTGGTTTGTCTTCTTCTAGTAAATCAACATATTTAGGATTTGGTTTTCCAGATGAATCTGTTTTTCGTTCAAAACTACTATTGGGGGTACTCATTATAATTTATTTTGTATAAATTCATTTAAGTTTTTATTTTGCAAATTAATTATTTTTAATTTCCATTTTTTTTTCTTATTATTTAATATAAATGTTTGATATTGCTGAACTTGTCAAAAGAGTTATCAAGTACCTTGTTGAAGGTTTAATGGTTGCTATTGCCGCCTATGCTATTCCAAAACAATCTTTAAAGATTGATGAAATTGTTTTACTTGCATTAACTGCCGCCGCCACCTTTAGTATCTTGGATACTTATATTCCAAGCATCGGTGTAACTGCCCGTTCTGGTGCTGGTTTTGGTATCGGTGCAAATCTGGTCGGATTCCCGGGGGGTCTATAAGCTTATAACTTATAAAGTATAATATATAAATATATAGTTTATGATAAAAACTATACATTTATAAAAAATAAAAATCAAATAGTGGCGATAAATTCCCAATCTAACTCTTCACAAATTTTTTTCCAAATTGTATCTTGTTCTATTAGTTTCTCTCTATCTTTCAACATTGGAATCTCTGATAAGTAATGTTTCTCTCCCAATAATTCAAACAACTTGTATAAAACATAATAATAATGTAAAAAATTAACACGATAGTCTGGACAATGTTTCGCATATGGGTATTGGATTTCCATAAAAAAATTACACAATATTTCTTCCAATTCTTGTGAAATAATCGGTGGTTTCAGTCCCAACTTGTCTTTAATAAAATTAATGTGTTCATAATACTTGTTGTATCCTAATTTTTTCAATACTTCTTTGGTTTTATAATAAGTCATTTTATTCATATCAATTCTCTCTTTTTTAATCTGTTGTTTTAAATTTTCAATAACTTCTTCTGGTATTTGTGTTGTTTCTTTTCCTTGAAATTGTGCCAGAATTTCTTTAAAATGATTGATTTTTTTATAAGCATAAAAACAAACTTCTTTAGGTGGTTCTTTATAGGATGGTTTTTCGTTTTCTATTAAATACTGAACATTTTTTGAACAAGAGTTGCATATTAACACACCTTCATCGTCTAAGGGTATTAATTCACCTTTAAAACAATATTGACATATATCGGATGGTCTTATAAATGCATTTATGTCCAAAAAAGAATCATCTATGTTAGATAAATATTTTTTAAAAATGTTATTATTTTTATTATTAATATTGTTCGCATCTTGACTCGTGTCATCTTGATTGATTTTGAAAAAAGAATTCAAAATTTTACTCTTTGATTTGTTTGTATTTTCAACACCATTGGAAATATTTTTCTTATTTTCAAAATAATCAAAAATATATTTAGAATTATCCAAAAAATATTCTTTTTTTTTCATTTTAATATTTTTAATTTCTTCATTTATTTCCTCAATACGATCCTTTAAATCTAGTACTTGTTCTATTGATAAACTTTGGGTTTCTTCATTTTCTTTTAACTGAATCAATATTTCTCCCTTTTCACTTTTTAGTTTAGGTATTTTATCTTGTTCATCTTTGTTAAACTCATTGATAAATTCATTATGTTTTCCATCTAAGGTAACTATACTTTTTTTATTTACCTTAATTTTTTTGGTAGTTTTCGGTTTGAAACTTGGCATATATTGTTGTACTTTATAAAAATAAACTGAATTTTTTAATTACTTATTGATGAAAATATTATAATTTTCATTGGTTTAAAATTATTTTTAGTTTTCTTGAAAATATTAAGGATAAATGGATGAACCAATTCAAATCAAAATAAACATTGAAAATAAAAAAGATATTACTTTAGAAAATGAAAAATTTCATAAAATGGTCTTTTTATACAATGCATTGAACGATGGTTGGAAAATAAAGAAAAAAAACGATCTTTACATTTTTACGAAAAATCACGAAGGCAAGAAAGAAATCTTACACGATTCATATTTACTTACGTTTATGAAGTCAAACTCGGACTTGAATAAAGTTGTTTCATAACTTTTCAAGATTGCGTTGAACATTAGTAAATATGAATTAATTAAATGAATTAAATTATTTTTCAAATATTTTTTTTCTTTAGCAATATTATAAAGATGGGAGGCGGTTTAATGCAACTCGTAGCTTACGGCGCTTAACTCTTGGGCGTCAACAGTGAGCTGCTATTATGGGTCACATATCACCATAATAGATAAACAGTGTAAATATGTGGTTAAATATAAATTATAATATTTAACATATAACTCGCTAGTGAATTAAATA